TCGACTGTGAGAATGTCAAACCTAAACCTGGGACAAATATCACACACGCGCCGGTCTCCGTAGCAAACGATCCCGTAATGAAATCGACCTCGAACCGCTGAACAGCGGCGGAGGCCGACCCCGCATACACGCCGTGTGTCAGTGCGGCGTTGCAGGGATCATTAAGGAGTTGAGCGTACTTTATCGCCTCGTTGTCTAAACCTCTACTCTTCGAAATTTTACTTCGAGGAGCGTTAGAATGGACGACGGCGACCGTGGACGCTTTACCACCGGGGTTGTTAACCCTCCGTCTGGAGGGTATGACAACACCACGTGTGGTACGTTTGCCCTTGGGAGGCATGTGTATGTATTTAAAGTGTAGTGTGGATGTGTTATATCGATAATTGGATTGCTATTTATTGATGCTGCCAAAATGTATAAGGAATTTAATTAGCGCGGCGCCCGCGTCCCGTGGCTTTTGGCTCGGGCAGCGGGATAAGGTTTTTCAATGGCTCAAAGTCGTCAATGGTTTGGACTTTATCGAGCAACGCCATGCGCTTTTCAAGTTCAATTACAGTAAGATTGAGTGCACGCGAAACGTGCCGCTTCAGAATATCGTGGTCGCCGTCTTTGCAGGGAATTGGCCCCGCTCGTACGTTGTACCAAATATTCTTCAGCTCCCCGCCTTGAGTCGCACCAAGCTTGTCTAAAACACGCTTGTCATTGCGATTCTTCGGGTCTAACCGAGCGAACTCCGCCACATTGAAGCCTCGTGCACGCCCAATCGCCTCAAGATAATTTGAGATGAGCGGCACGTTCTGCTCCGTCGCGTACAGCCCCTGTACCTTATGCTTAAGGGCGTCCTTCGACGAGCTAGAAACGGCTTGCAATTTGACCAACAACTTATCCGGCGTGAGATATGACGCATAAGTAAAATACGGTTCGCAATAATCACGGCCCATAAAATGTTTCAACGATTTGTAATCTCCAGCATTTTCTACCTTCAAAGTCAAACCGTAATGAGCCGCGTTGCGGATGCGCACTGCCGAATAATCTGCAATCGCTTCGTCAAGCGATTGCCCCTCATTCACTGGGACCAAACAAATCCCGTCATCCCCGTGGCACAACCCTAAGTTGTGCCACGAAGCATCCGGGCCGTACCCGTACTCACGAAGAGCCGAGTATTCCTGGTACAAGTCCACGAGGGTGTTGATGCACGTGGTGGTGCCGGAACCGGAAAGCGTTTTGGCGAGCAGTTTGATCCACTCACCAAACCACTTAACTTCAGTGTCTTTATCCATAGCAAGCCATGCCTTCAACAAAGCATGCTGATCCTGGACGACGACTCGATACGCTGCGGCTTCGAAAATGTTAACACGTAGCCAAGATGAGACGCACTCGTCAAAGAAACTAAAGTCGGTTTCGGCTGTGCCAAAACCTTCGAGCCTTGCCTGTTCGCATAAATGCCATATGCGGTCCGCCACCTCACGGGGGCTGCAACCGACGACATAATGGTCGTGCTTCTTGTAATACGCACTCAGGGTACGCCCGATCTGGGCAGTCCGCATTGAAGCAGTACTGTCCATGTTGATGATCGCGCGCGGGGCTCGGATTTTGGTCTGGG